TATCCATATACATCTAGTTTATCATTGAACTTGATTTGTACATAGATATTATCCATTAATTTCTTGGATAACAAATTTTCGGCATAAAAGAGAGCTGCACGCTTAACGAATGGTCGGAAGCGTTCTTTATCAGGACATTTAACGATGCTGAGTTTCATCTTAGGTCCTTTCCCTTGATATACATTATTTATCTGACTAACTAATTTCACCAGGTGAAATTTCTACTTCTATGTTGCATTGTTTCAAAAACTCAATTCCATGGCTGTCACGGTAATGTTTTCGAAAGTAGACCTTTTTAATTCCAGAGGTGTAGATTTGTTTCGCACAATCTATGCACGGGGCATGGGTTAGGAACATCGTGGAACCGTCTCCTGATTCAGGACCTTTAGCGAGTTTCGCAATCGCATTGGCCTCTGCATGGATGACTTCTGGTTTGGTCTTTAGATTATAACTGGTGCCATCTTCTTCACGGAATTCATGTTCGTATGGTGACTTATAATCTCGGTATTCACAATCGTTAGTCCAACCGGCAGGCATACCATTATAACCAATGGAAATGATTCTGTCATCTTTGACAATAATTGCACCCACCTGTAAACGCTTTGCACTTGATAACTGAGCAAAGCGGTGTGCAACATCCATGTATGCGTTAATATATTTTTGTTTCATAATAAAGTGGTGCGTCCGGAGGGACTTGAACCCCCAGCCAACGGATTATGAGTCCGCTGCTCTAACCAATTGAGCTACAGACGCAGAATCACCAATAACCATCATCAATCCAAATTCTAAAAGTTAAACATAACATTTCAATAATTAAAGTGTCGTTGTCGATAACCCATTCATCAGATTTTGTAATATATGCATCTACACGCCAATGAAAAGGATTACATTTAAATGTTATATTGAAACCAGAATACTTCAAATAATTTAAAATCTTATTTGACATATTCAATATTATCTTTTTTAATATAATGCACTTCTCTCAAAGAGTCATTATTTGGAATAAATTTATTAACAGGAATAAAAGTGATACCATCAATATTTTTTGATGGCCAATGTGACCAAGTGTAATAGGTCTGCTGGTTCGTTTTGGTACGAACAGTTAAAATGGTAGGAGTTTTCACATTTTTCATACTATAATAATACTACAAACGGAGAGGTATGTCAAGTACCTCTCCGTATTATTACCAACTACTCATCACCGTTAATGGTAATCCTTTTAATGGCATCCTGAGTTTGTACCAGATTTTCCAACCAAACTTTTAACATACCATTTACCATTTCGGCATTTTTAATTTCAATCTTATCTGCCAATGTAAATGTACGAATAAAGTTGCGGTTAGCAATTCCTTTATAGAAGTATTCTTCAGAAGAATCATCTTCTTTTGCGGAACCTTTGATAACCAGTTTATTACCTTCCAATGTAACTTCAATATCAGATTTGGCAAAACCTGCTACTGCCAATTCAATAATGTATTTGTTTTTCTCAACTTGTTTGATATTGTAAGGTGGGTAATTTGCAATTGCTTTTTTACCGATCTCGGTTGTCATCTGTGATACATCATCAAAAAATTTATCAAAGCCGATAGAAAAAGGTTGCAGGTGTTTTGAATAGTCAATAAGGCTAGGAAATGTAGTCATAATATATCTCCTTAAGCAAATGATTTGTAAGATTTCAATGCTTTTTCAAAAGCACCGGAGTAATCATATTTTGTGGCAGATTCAACAAACACATCAGAAGCATGAACCATCTGACGAGCAAATTGTGCCTGAGCATCTACAAAAAGTTGTAGTGGCTCACGAATAGTTTCTTCATTTACAAATGTGTTAAGGAATTGAGTTTTGGCGTATTGAACAGAATCAATAGCCGTGTTGAGGTACGCTTTCATAGTTTTCTCCTTTGTTAAGCGAGTTAATCAAAATTGCCGCCCAATAGGCACGGCACCATTTACTATACTAGTATTTATACTAGGTGTCAATAAGATCCTGGTTTTTTACCAATATTATATTTTGGTACTAAATTCCAGTCATCTTTTTCTTTATGTGAAATGATCTTTACCTGTGATAGAAATATAGGTGGTGGATCTTCTACCTTTTTTCTATCTACAATTTCCACCAAACCCCAGTCCTCTAGCAGTTTGGCTATGGCATTCCTACGAGATAAGTCATTCTCTGAAATGTCATTAGGTTTACCATCTAAAGCAAACAGTTCCTTAAAGTGTACGATATAGTACTTGCCTTGTTTGTGTAATATGTGGCAAGACTGGTATAGGGTTTTGTCTTTTTTGGAAGCAACACCGATTCTGGTAAGCGTTTCACGAACCTTCAGAAAATCGTCTTTTTCATCTAATATCACTTCTATTAAATCTGTAATCGAAATCATGATTTTTTCATTCCGCCTGTATCTGTTCTTTTTATTATTTCAGCGATCTGCTCATCATTTAGAATACGCAAGGCTTCTTTGGCCTTCTCATTTGAGTAACCAAAATATGTCTTAATATATCCTAGATTCTTGTCGGCCGATGATTTCTGCCACGGTTCAAATTTCCGTTTCATAGACCTAATGGTATTTAGAAGGTACTGGAACTGTAAATCTGGTGACAGATCCGGATGCTTGTTCATTTCATTGGCATAAAGTACACAATCCATATGGTAAGACAATGAACGGTTAACGACAAAAGCATTGTAATCCTTTAGATCCAATTCGTCCCTAAACGGATTCTTCTTGGTTTGTAGTATGGCAGGTACGATTTCTTTAAATAAATCTGGCATTTTTTTCACTTATTGAAACAATTTTAATACCTTTTTCAAATTTGTAATCATAATGAGTTTCACTATTTAATAAAGGTTTTAAACTGTAAATCAAAGTATTTTCTATATCTGTCAGGTTAATATATTCAGGCAAATCTTGTGGTGAAATTGATATAGTTTTAACTGTAATATCGCTCAGATCACGACCAAATATATCAATATATTTGTATGCAGCAGAATGATTTTCATCAGGCCTTTCTGTTCCACGAACACCAGATATAAATCTACCTATTCTTTTATGAATAGAAGATTCAGAACACCCAACATAAATTGGCTGTTCATTTTTATATAAAATATATATTCCTCTATTTGCCAATTTTCTATTAGTAAAAAAACCTTGAGCAGTTTCTTCTCTAATTATAACTTTTTCAAAATTATCTAAAGAAATTTCTTTTAAAAATAAAGGAAGAAAATCTTCGGGCTCATATTGAATTTCAAAAAATATATTTCTTTTCATTATTTAAACTCACAATCAACCATGATTTCTGTAAGACAAGCGGTTGTGTTGATTTCGTGGTCAGCAACAAACGCAGCCTGATATTGATACTTGGCAAGAATTAAAACCAACTGAGGTACGGATTGTGGTTTCAAAACTTCATACAGACCTTCATAAAGTTTACGATATAGTTTTGTTGGATCGTTATCTAGATTGTTGGTGACCCATTTACGAGCAGATGAAAAATCTTTACCTTTCAATGCTGTAATAAGATTAGACAAATCAACATCAGCAACACTACCAAGAATACCTTTATCGATTACACCAGATACGGAATATCTTTGTAGTTCATTGAGAACTCTCCTATTATCAGGAAAGTGTTTTGTGATGAGTGCTGCAAGAACAGACTTTTCATATTGAACATTTTCTTGTTCTAGAATGTGTTCAATTCTTTTCATCAATGATGTAGCCATTTTCTGTTTGCAACCATTGATCTTGAAATCAACAACAGCACAACGAGAATGAATTGGATCGATGATACGATTCTTGAAATTACAAGTAAAGATGAACGAACAATTGGATGCAAATTCTTCTATTGCACCACGCATTGCAGGTTGTGTTGAGTTTGGATTTAGATAGTCTGCCTCATCAATAATGACAACCTTTCGGCCACCCATAAGTGAAACAGATGAGGCATAGTTTTTGATTTTGGTGCGTAGAACATCGATGCCTGATTCATCTGAACCGTTGATAATGATATAATCACAACCAACCTGTTCACACAAAGCTCGAGCAACTGTAGTTTTACCAACACCTGCACTACCAGATAATAGTAGATTAGGAATTTCTTTTCGATTTACATATTCTTGAAAGGTATTCTTTAATGCATCTGGTAGAATACATTCCTCAATAGTTTTTGGCCGATACTTCTCGACCCAAAGTAGATGTTCCATTCACATTCTCCATAATATATTTACAACTCATTTTACTTCATTCATACCTTCAAATAAAGCCACAAACTCATTGAACTCAGCAGTTTCAGACTGAATGCTTTGATTGTATTGTGCCTTAGCTAACTTCTTAATAATCTTTTTAGGAATTTTTAATGCATCAAATGTTCCATCAACAATATCTTTGATTGCTTCATTCTCTGAATCAATTTTTGTCATAGATGAATTGATTTCTGAGATAGCATCTTTTAATGTTTTCAACTGTTCTTCATTAAAGTTTCCAAATAATGTTTGTACTGTAGTCATAGTTTATCCAAATATACAATTAATAATTAATCGATACCGCTTAACTGTTGGTGAACAAGCCGAATGTAAATGATTCGAATCAAAAATTACAGCACGACCTCTTTGAGGTGTGATTACTTGATTTCTGGTTAAACTACCAACCGGTTCTCCATAAAATTTTTCATTATAGAGTACGGTATCACCATCACCACCGTTTACATAGTATAGAAGTGTTTTTCTTCCACCAAGATAAACTCCGTCTTTGTAAGATTCAGGATTAGAATCATCCACATGAGGTGGTTCTAAAGTTGGAGAACCTTGAGGCATCAATAGGTTTGCTTTGATACGTGTTGTTCCAGTAACCTTGCCAACATATCTCTCATATTCAGCAATCAAAGGTGCA